CATCGGCTTCGGTGCGGCTGTCCACAGTCAGGCCGTACCATTCATCGCTTTCACGTTTTACTGCGTTTAAAGTTTGCGCCCAATCTTCGCTCGATGTAGCCGTGCCAACGGTCATATTCGCGCCGGTTCGCACGGTAAATGCCGCGCCTGATTTATGGGTCAAGGTCAATGTGCTGCCGGAAATAGCAGCTTCTACCTGCACATCAGCCACACCAGCGAGCGAGGTTTTTAGGCTGTTGGCAATCTGTTCCGTGGTTTCGGTATTGGCAGTCAGCTTCACGGTATGGGTTACGGTGTCGCTGTCTTTCTTCCATGCCACGGTCAGCGCGTATTCCGCACCTTTTACTGCCTTATCCACCGTTACCGCTACGCTTTGCGCCAAGCGGCGTCCAATGAACATCTTGGCCGGGTGGCGGCCTTGTGAGAAGAATGCCTGTGCCGCACGATACAGCGCATCAGACGGCTTCGCGCCCAAGTCTAAAAGCTGATCTGCGCCAGTAATTGCCATCACGCGCGACAGGCTTAAAACGTGAGGGGCGACAAAAATCATATCGCTGAAATTTGACACCGCAATGCCTGTGGTATTAAGCGAGATCTGCACATCCACTAGGCGGTCGATATTTGCCATTTTTTGGTTCTCCNCCTATGGCAGCACACCGGCAGACAAATCCACCGAATCTATTGTTTCTAACTGTTCAATCAGGCTGGTGGTGTAGCGGTAGCGGAAACCGCCCACCGCCTGCGGTTCGTAGTCCACCTCAAGCAGTTTCGGCACTTGCTGCACCGGCTCGAAATCGACAATATCGGTATTCGCCGCTTCCAGCATCTCTGCCACCGCTTCCGTTTGCAGTCGGTTAATCAGCGCATCCAGCTCTTCAAAACAACCAGCGCCGAAGCATTGCAGANGTACCGTCCAGCTTGCGGGTGCGGTCTGTGCCGATTTGCCCGGCATGTACCGGCCATACAGCAGTTGTTTGCCGTACATCCAGCACCATGAACGGCGGCTTTGGACGTTTGCCGTTCTCGTATGCCCAAATCAGCGGCAGGGTGGTTTGTGATGCCAAGATGTCATATAACTTCTCTTTCATCGCTCTGCCTCCGCCGCCAGATAGCGGTAATGGCTGATGACGTTGGAGCGGTAGGGCGCAACCGCAATCACGCGGTACTGCCGCCCCTGCCACACCAGCACATCGCCGTTGTTGTCCGCCCCTCCCACATTCAGCAGCGCATCGGTATAAATCCGCACCGCCCGCTCAATGCGCTTACCTTCAGGCAGGTTTTGCATATCGTCATTGGTGGCTGGCTGCACCGATGCCATGATTTCCATCGTGGTATCACCGCCCTTAACCCAGCGGCCTTTCACATACTGCCCTTCAGGCTGCCGGATGATTTGCTGTTTGCTGCGAAAGCTCATGAGCGCTCCCAATCTACCGTATTAACCAACTGCCCTGTATCCACCAGCGGCTTGTTCGAGCCTTTGCGCTTCACGGTAGC